TTCTGATCTTAGATCATTTTACTGCCAGTAGTAATGTGACTATTAATATTGGCACAACAAATGGCGGCTCTGAGGTTGCTAGTTATGTCTTGAGCAACGAAACTTACCAAAGTGAGCTTCGTCGCGGCTTTGTTTCAACTGCTGGCACTCTATATCTATCTATCGACGACAATTCCACCACTGGTCAGAAAACGATGATGGATACTATCCACATCCATGAAACGAACTATCACGGCGGCGACACCACTGTGAAAGTTTGGGCTGGGTCTGTGGGGGGAACCTTGATTGCTACAAAGACTGGCCTTGGTGGTCCGGGGGGACGGTCGGCCCTACCAGCCGCATGGGGCGGCACCATCAACTCAGAGGCTGGACAAAACTCCACTTGGGGTTTTGGTGGCCCCGCTGTTAACAGGAATACAGATGGCGCTAATGCAACTGGCTATAGTGCTGGTGGTGGCGGCGCGGGGGGTGACGACTATGACCTGTTTGATAATGTATATGGTTATGCTGGCAAGGGTGGCCGAAAAGGCCTTGAAACAACCTTTACAGTTGATACTAGCGCCTATGTTGGGTCAGATATTATTGTTGAAGCTGATGTAGTCGGGCAGGGTGGAGCGGTCGGCACTCTACACACATGGCAAGGTGGCGCTGGCGCTCCCGGTCTTGTTGTTGTTCAGGCCCCCATTGGACAAACAACAGAATATGAATTAGGAAACCTACTCTATAAATACGCCCCGATTGCTACGCAAGGACTTCTGGCTAATGCTGTTGCTGCTACCTATACTTGGACTGGCCTTGGCGACTATGAGGTCATTTCTGTTGAGTATAACATGACACTAGATGTGGCCTCAACTGTAACTATCCAAGCTCGCCAAACTGGTGGCACATGGAGGACTTTGCGGGAACAAGAAACTACGACTTCCGCTGATACAGCATACATGAAATTCGACATCATGTATTTCAATTCCACACATCGTAAAGCGTTTTATGTTTTGTCCGCGGAAATATCCAATAACGATTTTAGTGGAATCGTCGGCGGCGCGTCAATAAGTGAAAGGTATATGCCTTGGAGCAGCGCGGGAACAGACGAGGCATTCTCCGAAATAAGAGTTACACACCCCACTCTTGATACAATTAACGGTGATACTTGGAACTCATATATCAGGATCAGCGGCGTTAAAAAGGCCAACGGCCAATTCCCTTGGAGTATCGACTGATGACCTATGAAACATACATCAACGGGGTTCTAGTAGAAAATCCACCAGAGGAATATCTTTATGAACCTGTTGCATCACCTGAACGGGAAGCGTCTGTGCGGCTCAGTAGAAATACTTTACTTGAGAAATCAGACTGGACACAGATGCCTGACGCCCCAGTAGATAAGGCTGCATGGGCCACCTACCGACAGGCACTGAGGGACATCACAAAGCAAAGTGGCTTTCCCTTGGAAGTAATTTGGCCGAATAAGCCTCAGTGATTAAGGAAGAGATTATGGCATATGAATTTGGACTTCGTAGTAGACAAAGACTGTCAGGAGTAAACCCTGATCTTGTTGATGTTATGAACCGGGCAATCAGTATTTCTACGCAGGACTTCTCTATCATTGAGGGCATCCGTAGTATAGAACGACAGAGGGAATTGTTTAAGTCTGGTAAGTCCCAGACGATGGAGTCCCGCCACATTACAGGTAATGCTATTGATCTTGTTTCGCACCCAGTTTCGTGGGAATTTGAAGACTTCTACCCCATTGCTGATGCGGTAATCCAAGCTGCCAAGGATTGTGACGTTAAGGTTCGTTGGGGTGGTAACTGGAAAGTGCAAGACCTCCGTGAGTGGGAGGGTACTGCCGAAGAACTTGTAGATGCTTATACAGGAAAGTTTTATGACCTCCCCCACTTTGAATTGCCCAAGGAATGATAAAAATGAGTGAACAAGATTGGCACCTGTCTCGAAGCGTTCCCATTAGTTTGATTTTTGCCATTGCTTGTCAGACAGTGGCTTTAATCTGGTTTGTAGCCACGCTTCGTAATGATGTGGATTCAAACAAAACAGAACTTGTACGGTTGGAGACAAGAACAGATAAACTAGAACAGATTGTTCAAGGTCAAGCTGTCACTATGGGGCGCATGGATGAAAACATAAAAGCCATAAGAGCGGCAGTGGAAATTATGGCGAGGTCCACCAACTAATGCGCGAAAAGACCTTTAAACGAGAAGTAGCTCTACTATGTTTAGTTTGGCTAGTCTATATAGTGGAAACAAAAGATGTGGAAGTCATTAATGTCCTTGCTTGGCCCATTTTCTCGTATGTTGCTGCTGCTTTTGGTTTTGATGCCTTTGGCAAGTTGCGTGACAAATCCCCTAAACCTTCTGGCGGGCGGGGGACCGAATGTAGCGGCGAATACTCAGATAGGTAAGGAAAACTATCAGGGTGTAACCACTAGTGTAGACAAAAGTGTTAGGCCCGTAGCTAGGCCAGAGGGTCCAGTTGAGACTATCGACCAAAGCACTAACACAACAAACAACACAGAGATTGATCCGTTCCTGATTATTCTCCTAGTCCTTGGTTGGCTACTACCTAGTCCAGCAGAGATAGGCAGAGGTATCTTAAAACTCCTAAGAATACAAAAATAAAAAGGGGAGCCTAAGCCCCCCTCTTACAAACTAGCCCTTGGTCCTCTGGATCAGGGGTTTTTTATTATGCCTTCTTCTCTGCGTCTTCTATGAGGAAATCCAGATAGTGTCGTGCTTTAAGCAGGTCTTCAATCCCGTTTTTGTCGCTCCAACGTGTGATGTATTTAACCACGTTGCCTTCACAGAAATTCATCTTATTGGCTAGGATGTAGTCGATTGGCTGGATGGCCTTTGTTTGATAGTGGCCTCCGCCAACCTGATGTTTCTTAGCTGTCATATCCCCTCCGCTACGAATGTTTCGATCCACAGTTTAGTCATGTCGCTCCTAACGATGTCGTCTATAGTAAACTCCACAATAGGAACTGGCAACATATGTTTCTTAATAAGATGGACGATCTTTGTCAACCCATCACCATCTTTTAAGTCTGATTGTTGCAAGTCTCCATTAAGAACCAGTTTAGACCCTTCCCCAACACGGGTAACCAACATCTTAATTTCAGGGAAGGTAATGTTCTGGGCTTCGTCACAGATAATAAAGGCGTTGTTGAAAGAGCGACCCCTCATAAGGGCAAGTGGTGCGATCTCAATGTTACCGCTCTTTATACCTGTCTCCACTACCCCCCTACCTAGATGCTCCTCCAAAACGTCAATTACAGGCAAGGCCCACGGCGCACATTTCTCTTCTAGGGTTCCCGGAAGATAACCAATATCTTTACCAACAGCCACATGTGGTCGGGTAATCACAATCTTGTTGATAAACTTCATGTGATACTGGTTAGCCGCAAAGGTTGATACGCAGTAGGTCTTACCTGTCCCCGCAGGGCCAAAAACTACAATCTGACTGTTGCCTTTTAGGGCTGCAAGATACTCCCCCTGTCGCTCGTTTCGGGGGACTAACTCAATGGCTATCTTATCAGCGTCATGCTTAGTTTTGACTCTGCGGGTCTTACTCTTTGGTTGCTGCTGCACCATACTTTGTTACCCTTGCCCCCGTGAAGGTTTATAGGATCGTCTCTTACTCTTGTTCATGCTAGAATATTTTACAGAGGACTTCTTATTCGCTTGGGAGGTTCTCTTGTGGATAGGCTCTGGTTTCCACGTTGAACCAAGTTTTACTTTAGACATAATTACCCCTTAAGTTAGGTCTACGATCTCACAAACTTCGCCAGTACAGGCAAATGTCTGACTGCCCTTAGTATTGTCCTGCTTCTCGTAATCCGAGAGTTTAGACCAGTCAATGGACTTTGGCATAACAGATAGCAGCATTTCGTAGTCATGCTTGCCTACTTCCTGATAGGGTGCTTGTTGATAGGTATGCTCGTTGTAGGGCAGAAAAGACACACCAGACATCTCGTCAAAGTGTTCATAGACAAAGGCACCTACCTCAAACCACTCACTGTTACGCACATTAATAGTCACTGATGGCTTGTGTTCACACCAATGCCTCTGGTACATAAGCCACATATTCAGTTGGTCAATAGCAGACAGATCAGAAGTTACAACTGCATTCTTAGGTGCCTTAACGGGGAACGAGAACACTGTGGTAGTCTGCGGCTTCATTACACAAGGCTCTGATGGGATACCTTGATCTTGCATGAACTGCGTCAGCGGGTCTTTATTGTCTCCTCTGACGGTCCTAATATAGTAGTGGCTATGGCGGGCGTGGATGCCAGAGGCGCTGTCAACAAGCTGAGACACGGTTCCACTAGGTTTAACACAAGTGATAGCAGCAGAAGGGTTAATACCCAACTTAGCAGCCCACTCTTTGTTTGTAGTCACTGCAACTTCTCTGAGATGCTCAAGGGTTTTATCCAATCCTTTATTCTTCGCTGTCATCAGCGGGTTATCCATGATGCCAGTAAGACTGACACCAAGCAGTCGTTCCTCTTCTGTGTTCTTCTGCCAAATCCTACGGAGGTAAGGGAACTTAGTGTAGGTGCTTTGGATGGTGCCAAGGATGGTGGCTAGACGGACCTTGCGTGACAAGGATTCGATAGTATCTGTAGATCGAACAACACACTCCGTCAAGTTACAGAACTGGTACGGACGCAGGATAATCTCAGAGCATGGGTTAGTACCAAACTCATAGGTAGCGTCACGACGACCATTCTTAGCAGCCTGCTTCTTGCTTGCCTGACGGTTGAAGATGCCTCGTTCACCAGAGCCACTCTCAACAAGAGCCATCCATTCACGCATGAAGCTGATAGCATCCGGCTTCTCAGTGTAAGACACAGAGTTGTTAGCCAATGCTCGTTGCGGCTCATTCTCCCACCAGTTACCAGACTTAGCATGACGCATACGGTCATCGCTAAGGTTGGACAGGGAGATCATGGCACTGCGACGAACACCACCAACAACTACGACCTCACCGATCTTGCACATAATGTCATGGCATTCAATGGAAGACAGCTTGCGGTACTGTGCTTCCTTGAACTTAGCAATGACAAAGTTGAACAGGTCAACCAAAGGGGCAGGGCCAGAGGCACGACCGCCAAAGGTCTTGAGCCTAGCACCAGCAGGGCGTACAGCAGACACATCCCACTTGGGAATCTCACCACTATAGAGGAGAGCAATTACCTGACGCAGAGCCTTTGCCCAACCTTCCTTGCTATCCTTAACGACAACAATGGTATCACTGTTGAAAAGCTGTGGCACTTCCGGCAGCTTTGACACGAACTGACGTTCAACAGAAAAGCCAACGCCAGTACCACACAAGAGAATGAACATAGCCTCATCAAAGGACTTAGGGTCATCTACGGGTAGGTAGCTACAGTTGTAGCCTGCCGTGTTATCACGATCCAAGGCAGGGCCAGCAGTCATCATAGCCCGCATAGATGGCATAATGTCGAGGTTAAGAATGGCCTCTTCAATAAAGTCTAGCTCAACTTCGTGAAGGACAGGCACTACAACCTTTTCCATGTAGCGGCCCACAGTCTCACCCCAACCCTCTCGGCAGTTCTTAT